AAGAGTTAGATACACAGCAAAGTGCAATCAATCAATCTTTTGTAGAAGGATTTGATGAACCCACTAACAAAAGAGAAGAATTAGACAATCGAGCTGCAGATCGAGAACTTGTACAACAACGAGGTGCAAATCCTTTTCTAACTGCCCAATCCAGTTATGTGAATGATATAGTTGTAAGAGATATGTTCCTAAAACCTATAAATACAAGTCAAGATAAAATTATAAATGATGATAAAAATACTGATAAAAATAATGCTTATTAATTAATTACAAAGTTTTAACACACATGGTATTCAATAACCTGTTGGATAAATAAGCCAAGAATGAATTAAATAATAAAAAGAATGCATTAGCTATAAACATAGCATCCACTTTTTTGTGATGCATCACCATAAAAGAACCAATAGATATCAAGCTAAGGAAAAATGTGATACCAAAAATGATCGACAATACATAAAAATATACGCAATACTCTTTACCTAAAGGGCCAAAATAATCATCCATAAAGTTGTCCATAATAGTATATTTTGATATTTTAATATTTTTATTAAATAAAATTAAATAAAATTAATTAATTAATTATCACTAAATATATATTATTAATAACTACTTAAATAAAAATTTAAAAACTTAAATAATGAATACATCTAATTCTACTTATACAACTCAAAATGATCTTCTATTAAAAAATCTAATGGTCTTCTATAAGACCGAAAATAATGGCGACAATAATGATAATTTAGATAAAATGCTGAGGATCATTACAGGTGAATCTAAAATCTCGTTACGAATTGTTGACTGGTTTGCAACCAACTATGCAAAGAAATATTATACTTTGTACGTAATCGATCAAACTACAGAAAATGTGGCCAGACGGTTTAAGGTCTATGATGACTACAAGTTGAAGCTAAAGGCTTACAGCAAAAAAAGATTTGATCCTTTCTGCAGGTGGGATAGAATAAGTATCCCATATAAAGATGGTAAATGCATTGAGACCACGATCGGTCAACTTAATTTCTTTAAATGGGCGTTAGAAAATAAAGTTGTTGATTATATCGAACAAAATTATGAGACAATCGAGAAAGACATGAATAACCGTAACAGCACTTCGAAGCGCAAGGAGCTTTTGTTAGTCGGTGACAACTCGAAGACACGAAAAAAGAGGGAAGAACTATCGGTTTCCGCTACAAAGAGCATTAAGAAGGAGAAGGTGGAAATCGTAGTTCAGTTTAATTAGTGTTTAAAGTTGGTCTTCTGTGATGAAGAGCAACTAAACAATTGCTTGCCTTATTGGTAAAGCAAATCCATAATTTATTTCCACCTGTTTTTCTACCTTCTTTTATCATATTTTTCAATTGCTAATAACAAGCTGTACATTTCCATGTTTGACCGCCTACCCTTTTCTTCAATTAATTTTTCTATCAGTGATCGAAATATTAATGCATAACTTTTTTTGTAATCTTGAGTGCCTTGCAAGCAGCAATTGTAATAAGGATTGTTTGGTGACTGAATATTATTTAGCACAAATCCCAATTTGGCTTTAGACCAGTTTTTTAGTAATTTGACAATACGAGCCTTATTCGCTTTAAACCAATTGTTGTAGAATTCAATGCGAACCAAGCTTTTTTGATTTCTAACATGAGGCGAATATGACCCGATCAGGTTTACAAGATCTTCGGGCAGCTGTCCAATTAAACCTAATAATAAACAATCTGTATTAATAATAGTGTTTATGTCTATGACCAAATTTGTGAGTAAGTCGGGTCCTTTTTTAAGCTCCTTTATATCTTTTAAATAATAAATACGATTATAATGAGTTTGATACAAAGTGAGCAATTCTTTATCGGCATGAGCTTTTTTGGCAAGAAGCAGTTGATGCATTGCGGTTGAATGGGGTTTCTCTAATAACTCAGTAATAAACTTATTGTAGAAGATGGCAAATTCGTATTCAGCGTTCATGATTTGATATTTATAAAGATTATTTAATATAATTATCTTTATAAATAAATATTTTCAATTTTATTATTAAATATTATAAAGATTTAAATACTTATATATAACTTTAATAAATGGGAAATTCTCAATCAATGCAAAAAATTAATTACGAAGATATGCAAACAGTTATTAAAAATCCTGAAATATATTTGTTAATAAGTACGCTTCCAGTTGGTTGTCAAGACTGTCTTATATCAACTACAGTAACTATTGATAAAGAAGAAGCTCTTATTAATAAATATTTGAAAGAAAATCGATCCATCCGGATTATTATTTATGGAAAGCACTGCAATGACGAATTAGTTGACAAAAAATATCAACAATTGTTAGCACTTGGATTTAATAATGTCTACGCTTATATGGGCGGATTATTTGAATGGGTATTGCTACAAGATATTTACGATAAAGATTTATTTCCAACTAACAAAAACAAAAAAGATATTGATATTTTAAAATATAAACCACCTCCTGTACTAAATATTTCACTAATTGAATATTAATTATTAAATATTAGGTAATATCGACTCCATTTTGAAAAATTCTGTTATTGATAATTGTTTCACCGAAGGTATTTTTATAGTTTGTGTCAATACATGTACTGGTACAGGCACTTGCACTGTAGTTTTTTTCTGAGTAAGTTCATTTATTTTAATTTCTTCGTTCCAGTCCTCATCTAAATGCTTTATACCTAGTTCTACATCAGGATCTGACGGTTTTTCCAAAGCCAAATTGGAAAGCTCATCTGCACGTGTATTAAATTCACGATACACATGACTAAAATCAATATAATCAAATTCAGTTTTTAAAGACTGGGCTTCTTTATACAATTCATGAAGGCATACTGATTTTACCTTGTAAATATTGTTGACCTGATTGATCACTAACAAACTATCACCTAATACAGATAAACTAGTAATACCTAAATCTAATGCACCTTTTAAACCTAAAATCAGTGCGGAGTACTCTGCTTGGTTGTTTGTTTTGTAACCAACAAATTTACAAGACGACCAAATTTCATTTCCATTTTTGTAGATCACTGCTCCTGCGCCCGATAATCCCGGATTTCCTTTACTTGCACCATCAAAATTCATTATATATTCATTGTGTGGATGAATTTTAGCCTCTTTTTTACTATTTCTTCTAATTAATCGTTTCAACATATTTACTATATAATTATAGGTATTTATACTGTTTATTTATCTTTAAAATTTTATTTCAATTTATTATATAATTGTATAATAAAATGATATCCTCCTTTTTGTTCGCACTAGCATTTTTACCTTCCTTTTTCAATGCTGACACTGAGTGTCCAGTGGTAAGCGACGCGACTATAAGCGATAGAAGAACCGATAAAAATACTTTTCGACTAGTTCAATATAATGTAGAATGGTTATTTATAGACTATTATAGCTCTGCAAATTGTCCTGGTAGTGGATGTCCATGGAAAACCGAGGCAGATGCGCAAACACATCTATCTTATGTTTCTAATGTCTTGAATGATTTAGATCCGGATCTTGTTAATTTTTGTGAGGTTGAAGGCTGCGATGAATTGAATATGGTCATTAATGGAAGTACTGCATATAAACCGTATTTGAAGAAAGGTACTGACACAAGTACAGGACAAAATGTTGGTATGATAACCAAGGTAGATCCACTTGTTAGTTTATATCGAACAGAAACAAGAGTTAGTTATCCTATTCCTGGATCTAAATGTGGATATACAGGGTCTCCTGGTACTTCCGGTGTTAGTAAACACTATATAACAGAGTACAAATTTGGGGATTTAAAAACAGCATTTATTGCAGCACATTTACTTGCATATCCGACTGATGCATCACGATGCGCTCAAAGAGAAGCTCAATCTCAAGTTCTACAATATGTTGTATATGATTATGTAATGAAAGGATATGAAATTATTTTGTTAGGTGATATGAATGATTTTGATGCTGAAGTGTTAGATATTAATTCTGATAAACCTATTTCAAAAGTGTTGGATATATTGAAAGGATTAGATGGTGAATACAAAGGTAAGTATACACTAACAAATGTAGCGTCCAGGGTCGCTCAAAATGAGCGTTTCAGTGACTGGTGGGACTCTGATAATAATTGTGAAACTAGTTCACAAAAAGATTATTCAATGATTGATCATATTTTGGTAACATCAAAAATAAGTAGTAAAATAATTAATGCATATATATATCATGAGTACAGAGAATATTGTGGTAAATGGAATTCAGATCATTATCCAGTGGTAGTTGACTTTGCATTTTAGTTATATATATTGACAAATAACTGCAACAAATTCTTTTTTATCATTTTCTATTATTTGAAATGGTTTACCGCAACCGTATATCATATTATTCGCTACAAAATAATCACACACTTCTTTTGTTTCATGCGGGTTCATTTGCTGGCCATTATGTATCATTGTACCGTGTCGAAATATGCGACAATTTAGTTTTTCTATTGAAACAGGAATTTGACAATGTGGACAAATAACAATAATGTCTTTTGTTAGTTCATTTGTTGTTGAATTCATTTATAATAATTATCCATGTTATATATTATTTAAATCTTTTAACAATATATAATGGATTTTTTAAATATTCCTAAAAGTCCAAAAACACCAGATGGTCCACCACCTAGATCAAAATCAAGTTCTAGTCATAAACAAACATTAAAAACTTCTAAAAGCCCACTTAAACTATTAGAACCAAAAAGTCCGGATGGTTCACCACCTAGATCAAAATCAAAATCAAAATCAAATACCAGTCATAAACAAACATTAAAAACTTCTAAAAGCCCGCCTAAACTATCTGAAGCAAAAAGACCAGATAAATCACCTCCTAAACCTAAACATAGATCTAAATCAAGTACCTCTTCTCCAGGAGATTACGGGGATGTTAGGTTGAAAATGCCTATTCCACTTTCAGATAAAATAAATTACAATGCTGCAATAGCAAAAAAAATGGACAAAATATTTCAATCACATGATAAATTACAACCTTTTATTGCTTCGTTTCATTTAGTAAATTTGTTTTATTTATACCTTTTTAAAAAATACAAAACAGAATGCCATTTGCCACATCAAAATAAATATAGTATAAGGAATAAATTAAGCATGCATTTTTTTATTAATGTTTCAGATCGTAGCAAAGAAAGTTATTTTAATCTTTTATTAGAGGTTCAAACAAAAGCAGTAAAAGAAACTGCTAAGTACGTATCTGAATGTATTATGCGTGGTGTTAAAATATTAATAATACCATTAACATTTCAAACATCTTTTGGAGCACATGCAAATTTATTGATATATCGAGCGAATACAGGAGTAATAGAACATTTTGAACCACATGGATATGAATATGGTGGTCAAGGAAAAGAATATGTAGTTAGAACACTAAATGGATATTTAGAAGATTTTGTAAAATTAATAAATAAAGATATTAAAGCCGGAAATAAAACTTTAAAAGAAGGTGAAGAAAAAATACCAAAAATTACACTGATAAAAGCAGATGAAGTTTGTCCACGTTTACTCGGGGTTCAGGCCTTAGAAGGAGCAAGCTATATACCTAAAAATGCATTAATAGAACCTCATGGATATTGTGAAGCATGGTCAATGTTTTTTACAGAGTTGTGTTTGAAAAATCCAGAAATGTCAAGCAGAGAAGTTTATCAAGCAGTAATGGAAAAAACAGAATTATATGAAAATAAAAATGATTATTTACGAAACGTAATACGAGGTTATACTGCTTTTATAAACAATAAGATAGAAAAACATTTTTCTCGAGTATTTGATGAACCAATTACATCAGCAAAAGTGCATAGTATATTTCAAGAAAAACAAGCTAAAATAACAACTGTGGAAAACCAAAAATACATGGACAAATTATTAGAAATAATGGAAGTAGAAAGAGGAGACAACATTTTTGGAAGAGTTCAACCACATACTGATGTAAGAGATAAATACATTGAATTTACTCAAGGTATTCGTCCAGAAACATCTTCATCGTCACTTAAAAGTGCGGATCGTATTTCGCCAATAAGAAAAACAGCAAAAGTAAAAGTGTCTGCTGCTTCTGCCACAAGAAAAGTAAGCCCTACCCCTCAAAAATCAGCATATGCATTAATTGATAAAAATAAAATGTCAGAATTATTGAAATCTCATAGAGAAGCAGTTAAGCTTAAAAAACAACAAGAGAAGGAAGCAAAAGCTCTTGAAAAAGAAAGAATAAAAGCTGAAAAAGAATTGGCAAAAACTATGAAACAAAAATCAGCAACAAAGGCTAAATAAAGACAATTGTTATTGAAGAAGAACCATAATATTCAAATAAAAAATATATTTAATTATTTATTTGAATTTAATACTTAAAGCCTTAATGCCTTTGCAAAACTAATATTTAGACTTTGCCACCAAATATAAAGACATCGATCTGCTGCATCCAATCGCTAGCCAAAGTTGGGTTCTGATAAATATCTTGGTTTCCATTTAGTACTAATTGCTCCTTGAATAATCCGCGATCCTGGTCTAAAAATGCTTCGTGATATCGATGACATTCCTCTAAATATGCTAACGGTATCAGCTCTTCACCCTCTCTTGCCCTAATATGTATGCGTTCATGACATTTTGCAGGATCTGTTCTTATGTAAACAACCTTGTTTACTTCAAATTCAGATGCGAACTCGTCAAACAATGTCAAGTATATTTGATGCTCAACATCCGACATTTTACCTTGATCGTACAACATTTTTGCAAATATTTCTTTATCTGTATATAAGCTTCGCTCCGTAATAATGACAATATTTTTTTCTTGATTTGCATTGACAATTTCCCTTAATCCTGCGAGCCTAGAAACAAATGCCATAATCTGAAACTTGAACGCATGCTTCTCCTGATCCTGGTAAAATAATTTCAGCATTTCAGTCCCATTTTTATCTTTGATTAGTTTCCATTTTTCAGTAGGTTCATCGGCAAATATTACATTTGCATTATCTTTATAATATTCCTGTGCTTTTTTCATCATAGTACTTTTTCCCGAACCGATATCACCGTCGAATGAAATAAGAGTTACGGTATTTTGTTTAGATTGGGACATTCTTATTATTAATAGTTATATTATCATATATTTATACCTTTAATTCTAATTATTTTTTATAATTCAATTTTTTTAAAATCTTTTACAAAAAAAATTGAAATATAAAATTCACTTAAAGATAATAGTATTAATAACTAAACAACCCTTTAAAAGCAAAATGAACCTTAATCAACTAAAATTAACCAAATCTGAATGGGACTCGGTTGAAATCCCTGTATCAGAAGAAGAATTATCTATATTAAAATTAATAACATCCGGGTTTGCAGATGTTAATATAAAAACGAATAAGACAAACTCGCTCTTTACATTTTTAAAGATTGAATATAGTCAACAAATGGAGGACTTTCTTTACAACCGACACTTTTCAGATCGCATCACAGCTTTATTAAAAAACAGTAAAATTACTTATGTGAAATTCAGCAATGATAACAACAAATTTCGCGCAAAAAAAGAAGACACTAGCTCTGATGAAGAAAGAGAAAGAGAAAGAGAAAGAGATGAAAAAGGCAATACTATTTGGAAAATTAAAATTTGCACACTTGTTAAACTCAAAAGCAGCGATCAGATACGCATTGGACGTTTGGACACAATTGATGAAACCAAAACTGAAATCTACGAATTTATCTTGCTCAAACACTTAGAGATTATGCTCTCTTATAAAAATACCAATAATAAATTATGGATGTATCATTATTACACGCTTGTCAATCTCATGCAGAACAATATCGACAAAGTCAACTGCCATGTCAAGCTTGTTTTAAGAGCTATCCTAGAAAACATCGAGAAAGACGTTGTTTTAAATGAAATTGTCAAAAATGCATACGAGTACATTGAGTGCAACTCCAGTTTGTTAAAGTATCGCGACATGCAACTATATGATCACCAAAAAGAGTTGTTTACTGTTTGCAAAATTCAAGGCCCTAAATTAGTCCTCTATATTGCTCCTACAGGAACCGGTAAAACACTATCTCCGCTTGGTCTCTCTGAAAGCTTTAGTGTTATATTCGTTTGCGCTGCCAGACACGTTGGTATTGCATTGGCCAGATCGGCTATTTCAGCAGGAAAAAAAATAGCATTTGCATTTGGATGTTCTTCAGCGGATGATATTCGTCTACATTTCTTTGCAGCAAAAGAATATACTAGAGACAAACGTACTGGTGGAATTAAAAAAGTAGATAACTCTGTTGGCGATAAAGTAGAAATTATTATTTGCGACATACGATCTTATTTGTGCGCTATGTACTATATGTTGTCATTTAACAGAGCTCAAAACATTATTACTTACTGGGATGAACCAACTATCACTATGGATTATGCTGAACATGACTTGCACAAGGTAATCAAGAAAAACTGGAAAGAAAATATTATTCCTAATGTAGTATTATCATCTGCTACTCTTCCAAAACTACACGAGCTTGACGAAACCATTCGAGACTTCAATGAAAAATTCTCGGATTATATTTTTAGTATTGAATATACAGATAGTTACGAGACAGTTGTCAAACAGCCCAGAATATTTAACATCGCAAGTCATGATTGCCGCAAAACAATTCCAATTTTAGATAATAATGGGTACACTGTGATGCCTCACTACATTAGCGATAATTATGAAGAAGTGCTTGAAATTGTTCAACACTGTGAAGAAAATATGACACTGTTAAGGTACTTTGATTTGACAGAAGCATCCAAATTTATCATGTATGTTGAAGAATATGGCTTGACCAAAGCTTCTGCAAGGTTTAATAGAAACTTCCTTAGCGCGACCGATATTACAATGCAGTCTATAAAAATGTATTATCTAAAAACACTGAAAAATATTTCGCCTGGTAAATGGGAACAAGTTCATAGATACTTCTCTGATACCAGAACTAAAAAAATTCAACCTAATAATACTATTGATCCCAAAGGCAACAAAATTACAAAGGCATCTAGTATTGGACCAGGCGTAAAGCCAGGAAATTCGCTTCAAAGAATGGATAGTGTGCAACTTCATAATGAACCTATACCAGCAGTACCAGGAAGTTGTGGTATATATGTGACTACAAAAGATGCATACACGCTTACAGATGGGCCTACTATCTTCTTAGCAAAAGATGTGACCAAGGTAGCCAAGTTTTGTATTCAACAATCAAATATCCCAGCCAGCGTTATGAAAGACATTCAAGATAAAATTGACTTCAACAATGAAGTATCAGAAAAAATGGTGGCAATTGAAGCGGAATTAAAGACTGCTCAAGAGAATATGACTAAAACTAGTGGTGCTAGCGGCGGTTCTGGTTCTAATAAAAAAGACGCTAAAAAAAAGGAAAAGGTTGCAGGTGAAATGATAGATAAATCAAAAGATAAAGAAATTATTAAACTGAAAGAACAATTAGTTTTGCTATCACAAATGATCAAAACTGCAACAATCCATGATCTGTTTATTCCCAATCGATCTTCCCACAAAGAAAAATGGGCACAGCATATTGCTAGTTCAAAGACATTCACAAGCAGTGTAAATGAAGACGATATTATTTCAATCATGTCTCTGTATGATGTGGACGACAGTTGGAAAGTATTGTTATTGCAAGGTATTGGGGTATTTGCAAACCACAAAAGCAAGGCATATTCTGAAATCATGAAAAAATTAGCAGACAGACAACAACTATTTCTGATAATTGCAGATAGTGACTACATATATGGAACAAACTATCAATTCTGTCATGGTTATTTAAGCAAAGATTTGGGACTAACACAGGAAAAAATTATTCAAGGATTAGGGCGTATTGGACGAAATAATATTCAACAAGAATACAGTGCACGATTTAGAGATGATGATCAAATTAAAACATTGTTTACCAGGTATCCGTCAACTTCAAAACCAGAGGTACTAAATATGAATATGTTATTCAATTCAAAAAATGTCAAATGGAATGGTCTGGAGTATGAAGAATTTGCGGATGTAAACGATGAACTTGCAGAGGAGATGCTTATTTCAGGTAAAGAATATGATGATGATGAGGATGATGATGATGAGGAAGAATATTGTGATCATCTGGAAGACGAAAATTAAAGTAACACAATAATTAGTAAATAGTAAATTATAGTATTAAAATAAAATTATTTTTTATTTTGTGATTAATTTCATTTTTTCAATCAACTCATCTAGTCCTTTATCAAAATCCATTTCAATTGTCCATCCTAAATTTTTCACTTTTTGATTGCTAATATAATATCGTTTATCATTAAATGGTCTATCTTCAATATATTTAATCCATCCATCATGATATTTTGTTTCTTGAATTTTTTCAATCAATATGTGAGCTATTTGTGTCACAGTGTATTCATGATGATCGTCGCTTCCAACATTGTATATTTCTCCTATTTCTCCTTTTTCTAATACTAATTTTAACGCACTGCATACATCATTTACATGTAAAAAGGCTCGCACATTGGATCCATCACCTTGAATAGTCACTTCTTTGCCTTGTAAAAGTAATTCAATAAATCTCGGCACAAGCTTTTCAGGGTATTGATTTGGACCGTAAACGTTGTTACCTCTCGTAATAATAATAGGCATTTTGAATGAATGATAATATGATTTTGCAATCAATTCTGCGGCTGCTTTTGTTGCTGCATATGGATTGGTTGGACATAAAATAGATCCTTCATGTTTTTTCTCTTCATGTTCTGATAACATTGACTCGCCATAAACTTCATCAGTTGAAATATGAATGAAGCGAACAATTTTTCCGTATTTGCGACAAGCCTCTAACAAAGTATGTGTTCCTACAACATTATCATGAGTGTATTGTAATGCATTGTCAAATGAATTTTGAACATGCGATTGGGCTGCAAAATGAATTACAGTATCGATTTTGTAAATATTCAAAATATTGGCAACCAAATCAAAAGAAGATATATTACCTTTTACTAAATGATAACGATCGGATTTTCGTACACATTCAGAAACATTATTTTCTGATGCACAATAATACATTGCGTCAATATTAACAATAGTAGCCTCTGGATTTTCCTTAAAATAATAATTTACAAAATTAGATCCGATAAATCCGCAACCACCTGTAACCAACAAATTCATAATAAATAGATTATATAATATATTTATTATTTTATAACGCTTTCAAACTAACAAATATTGGAGTTAGTTTCATTTGATTTCATCTGGACAATTATATCTCTAACAGACGTTTTTATATCTTTAACAGACGCGATGCTTTCTAACTTCCCCGTATTCAAACAATTATTTGATCTTTTTGAAGCTAAGATTGCATTTTGTTCTTCAATAGAGAAATTAATCCAACTAAAATTGGGATCAACTATTTCTTTGTACATTTCTAAAATTTCATTGTGAGTAATTGTTCCTGGATTTGTTAGGTTAACTGTTCCTACTTGTCTCTTTAATGCCATTTCAATTAATACTGGCAGCAATTCATTTAAAACAGTCATTGAGTTTGGTATAGAACATATTTGTTGATAATTTGTTATCTTGGTTATGAAATTTCGCGCACTAATTTCATCTGTAATAGGCATTCGTATTCTAACATTTAATGCAGTAGTGTTATACATGGATTGCATTAATTGATCAGTGTATCCCTTTACAATTGAATAAGATGATCCAAAGAAATTTGGTTTGTCACCTTCTACAAATCCTTTGTCTAGTTGACCAAATGGATGTGCTTCATCATAATCAAAAATACATCCTGTTCCTAAATAAGTGAAATGAATATTGTGTTTCTTGCAAATTTCAGCTAATACCAATGGGGAAAATAAATTGTCTCGCATGTTTTCAACTAGCTTGCCAGGTTTCTCTAAGTAATCAATTGTACTAATAGTTTGTCCTTCATAGGTTCCATGGGTTCGACCAATAAAACTCATAATATGGGTTACATTACTTAAATTTTCTAGTTCTTTTTCAACCGCAATTGCATCATCTGCTCTAGATTGAGCTTTATATACTGTTATTTGTTTATCAGAAGCAACTAACAAGTTGTATACTTTGGTTCCGATCCATCCATTGGATCCAAAAATTAAAATAACAGGAGGTACAGACATTATATAAGTATTTAAATTATTGTATTTAAATGATTATATTTATAAATGTTTTTGTTTATTATGATCATGTATTATATCTTTTTGCTTTCTCGTAAAAGAAAGTAAATTTGAATAAACTAACTATATATATCAAGGGGAGTGCTTAGTATGCACACCCTTTATTAAATATTAAAATAAAGTATTATCATACTTTTCTTTGATTTTTTCATTTAATATTTCTAATTGCTCTTGTAAATCATATTCTTCAGGTAACACCATTTTAACATTTAATCTTTTATCATCTATTCTTTTTTCAAATACCAAGTGAGGTTTTCCTCTTGAGACTATTAGAGATACATACTTGGGTAAATTGGAAACTTCTTTTTCTGGATAAATATCATTTTCTAGATCATCTACAACTTTGTTAGCTTGCAATAATTTTTCTTGAATAGTTATTTTACATGATTTTGTTGTAGACCATAATTTATCTAATTTTGGATGTTTTTCTACTCTAAAATATTCACGCATCTGTGTTTTTTCTTTGTCAGCATAATCTTTATAATAAACTACGTATTTTTTTATCATTTCTTCAGTTATTCCATCTGGTAAATTTTGTGCATTATGTTTTCTTTCTCTTTTTGTGCCTGGTTTAATTCCTTTTGAATTTTGTTCTTGTTCCTTTCTTGTTGCAATTCTAAGATTTTCCCAAGTATTGTTTAATGGATCTTGGTCTATATGATCTACGCTAACAGTTGATGTTCCTTTACCATTTCCATAGCAACTTGTAATTATTTGATGTATAAATAATTTAGTTGTGCTGCAAATGTAGCCATTATTATGACGAAAAAATGTTATTTTATTGCCTTCATTTTTATTTTCATATTCTTTTATTTTATTTAACGATTTTTGACATAATTTTATTATAGTATCTTTTTCACAATACATTAACCAATATTCTTTATCATTTTCTATAATTTTCCACATAGGATTTTTCATAACATATGCATCATTTCCTATATCAAAAAAATGTCCCAAATTAAAATCAATAATGTTATATTTTTCTGCTATTTTTTTATGAAAGTTATGATAAATTAATATATTTTCTCTTCTCAAATCAAAATTGTTATTATTTTTAAATACATATTCAATATTTGAAGAATCGTAAACAAATAAATGTTCTAGATAAGAAATTTTTTGATTATGGCGAAAATAATAAGGATAATCTTTTTCAACAGGATAATAATGAATAAAATTTCTATCAAAATTAATAATAGAAAATAAATCTTTAAAATCCATTAAAACAGATTGATCATTAAAGCAAATAATTCCACAATTTAATTGTGCATCAAAATTATATGAAAGCTTGTAATTCATATTGTATATTATATAATATGAATGTCTTTAAGTTATTTCTAATTGAAATATAATAAAAATCAAATTCCTTAATTTGAATATGCTAATCCACCCATGCCACTCATGATACGGAGCACGTTGTAGTTGGTAGCATAGACACGTACCTTAGCAGTCTTGGTGCCCTCAACTGTGGCGTTGGAAAGCACAAGCTGAAGGGTAGCATTATCTATACGAGAGAAGTTGCACGTACCGCTTGGTTGATGTTCCTCAGGGCGGAGAGCAAAAGAGTACACGTTAATACCCTCATCAGGGCATCGAGTGTGCGCCTGGTAGGGTTGTACCCAGCTGAAGTAAGATCCTTCACGCTCAGAGAAACGATCTTGACCATTGAGCTGCAACTTGGCAGTGACGACGGGGTTTTGGCCCCAGCAATGCAAGTCCAAAGAGGTCTCAGTCATCACAAAGGTACCAGCATCAGAGACAGTGGAGTTATCCAAGTGACCACTTGTAGACAAATCTTTGAGTTGAGCAAGGATGGTAGGATCAAGAAGGGATGCAGCTTCTGATACAGGAACAGCAGGGCCGCCCAAATTAGCCTCATTATAAGGATTGTTGGGTCCATGCCAGTATCCAGTGAAACCAGTAGGAATATCATAATCAAGAGCACCGGCATCCTGGAAAAGACCACGAGCATCAATGAAAGCTCGGCTATCAGCCGCAACGGAAGCAGGGCCGCCGAAAGCATGGATAGCATTAGGAAGAGCATCAATGGCATCAGTGTAGTTGAAAGGCTGGGCACCAAGAACCTTGAACAAAAGAGCATCGCACACCAAAGATGAGCAATAATCTACGTTTTGATCGGGCTGCACAACCCAGATAAGCTCCTTCACGGGGTGGTTGAAGTTAAGCTTGATCTTGTTCGAGGAAGAACCAACAGACTCGTCACCAGTGAACTGGAGCTGAGTGATCAAGTATTCGTGAGGATTTTGGGCAAAGCGTCTTCGCTCATCCGTGTCCAAGAAAACATAGTCAACGTACAAAGAAGCAGCAACCAAAGATTGATTATAAGCAATCGCAGCAGGAACTGGGCGACCAGGAGCATATTGACCCTGGCTGGAAACAGGAGCAGTAGCACCAGAGTTGCAGCTCAAAGTGGTAACAGCCCACAAGCACTCATCAATAGGACGGATATCAAGGTTGATCTTGACTTCGTGGTATTGAAGGGCAATCAAGGGCAAGGCAAGACCAGGGTTGGTGCAAAACCAAAATTGGAGAGGCACGTAAAGGGTGGTCTCAGGAAGAGCATTACGGGGAGCACAAACTTGACGAGGAGCCAAGGAGTCGCAAGGACCATCAACCTCAGAGAAAGAGGGATCGGTGATGAAGGTAAGCTGAGTTGTGTTACCAATCATCTTGAAGTACCCACGCTGTTGCTCAGCAGTCATGGTAAGCTGGTTCCAGATGTGCATCCAGTCACCATATTGACGATCAATTCGTTGACCACCAATCTCGACCTCAACTTGGGCAATAAGTTGCTCACCGGGGAAATCCAACCAACGAGCATAAACACCGGAACCAACACCAACGGCGA